TGATCTTTCAAGATCAGACAGAGTTTGCTCTACGACTTGGCTCTCGTATGGATTTGTGTATGGCGTCAAGTCTGTGCCTGCAATCTGCGCTGGCGTGTAAGTTTGCGCGCTGATGCCTTGAGGCGTAAACCCTAAGCCTTGCTGTGTTGCACCCAAAGATTGCTGCAATGCGCCAGCAGAGGCTTGGTTTACGTTGAATTGGTTTTGTGGTGGCAAAGGCGCATATTGCGGTGGTGGCGCTACTGGCGCTGCAACTGGTGGCGCTGCTGGTGGCGCTACTGGTTGTGTTCCACCCACGCCGCCTTTGCCGCCGTCCGGCTGAACTCCGCCAACGCCGCCCTTGCCACTGAGGGGCGAGACTGCTGGCTGAACGCCGCCCGCGCCGCTGACCGGTTCTGGTGGCGCTGGAAACGTGTTAGCGCCGTTTATCCCGTTAACAAGAGGTGCGCCAATCGCGGCTAATCCACTTGCTGGTGTTCCTGTTCCGCCTGACATATTACACGTTCCTCTTAATTTGGCTTATCAATTTATGCAAACGGCACAAAGTTAAAGTTTCCAGTTTTGCCACCATTTAACACCTGCGCCCTAACTTCTGCCGCTGGCACGCCTTGCGCAAACAAAGCCTGTGCTAAGTCAGTCTGCGCCTGCGTAAAGCCCGTAGTTGGTGATGGCTTATTGGCCACCGCTGTAGCAAGCCGTTCTTTTGCGTCACTAGCGCTTTTAACATTAGCGACCATTTCGCCGCCCACCCATACTTGGCGTCGGTCATTTTCCATAACAACTCCATCCGTTAAGCCTTGTTTTAATTGAGACTTTTCAATGTCAGCTATTTTAACTCGAAGCGTGTCAGAAGCATTATCCCTGTCAACGCTGCCGTAACCGTTGTCCTTTAGCCATTCTTGAGCTTTATCTTTACTTTTCGTTAAATCCTTTACGGCTGCAATATCAATGACTTGCGCCATTTGATCAGTTTTTTCTTGACCAGCTTTAAACGCCGCAGCCTCGTTCCTTTGTGAGCCTGAGCTTTCGTAACTAACGCCACCGGGCGCTCTGTCAGCCTCATACTGTAGTTCGGAAGCCGACTTCGGCGTAACTGGCCCAGTAAGGTTTAAGCCGCCGAGAAGGCCGCCAAAGAAATCTCCCACTTGGCCAAGGTTGCCAACACCGTCAGCGCCACCTCCAGTAACTAGGCCGCCAGTAGATTGAGTTGGGTTGAAACCCCGTGGATCAAACGCAGCAGCGTTAGTTTCTTCGGCTGAAAACCCCGGGAAGTTAGACCCAGTGTAAAATGAACTATTCCCATCTAGTTGATTTTGGTCGAATATATTAAGATCATTTGACGCTGCTAAAGCGGCAAGTTCGTCAGCTCTGCGCCGTGCGTCTTCCTGCTTTAGCCTTTCTTCTTCTTCCAAGCGTGTCGTTAGCTCATCCGTTGTTAATACTGGTGTGTTTTGAGATAGGCTGTCATCAAACCCGTCCGATAAATCGTCTATGTATGGGCCATCGACAACGGGTGGAATTGTAAACGGAACATCAATTGGTGTAGGAGTAACAACTGGGGGAGTAACGACTGGTGGAGTAACGACTGGTGGAAAATAAGTTTCTCCACCGCCGCCAGTCTCACCACGGTTAATGCCGCCTAAGTCGCCGCTGACAGGTGCGTAATCAACCATAGATTGAGCGTTTGAGCCAGCTCGACCGGTATACGGGTCAATGAAAAAGCTATCTATGTATTCTTTTTGGCCGGGTCTGGCCGCAGCCAAAGCCTCCAAAGATTGCTCATACATTGGCGCAGAAGAATAACCCCTAACACCGCCAGCGAATGTCGTTGGCTCAGGCATCCCGCCCCTAATATCTTGCTGGGACATATTACCGCCCGCAGTTCCAAACACGTTTGCAGTGTCAGCCGTGTTTTGAAACGCAGCCTCTTGCATAGGCGTAAACGCTGCAACGTCTGCGCCATAATATGGAATAAAGCCAGTTTTAGATATTTTGTCAGCTCTATCTAGATTTCGCCGTGCAGCGTCCTCAATGTATTGTGGAACTGTAACTGATGAGGATGTTGATCCACCTTTTCCGCCAGACATTAGCCAAACTCCTTAACATATGACGAATGCTGGGCTTCCCAACCGTGCGCCTTCAATGGTTTCTTCCAGCCAAAGCGGCCAGTCATGGTTAGGGCTGCGCAGCCTTGTGCTTTAGCCCACTCTATTACATCGTCGTGCATATCCAAAATCTGGTCCAATTCACCGCCACCGAGAAACACGTTTAAAACCTTCTTGCGTGGATATACCACAATTTCAGTGACTATGCACCCTTTTGGCGTTGGCCACAACTGCATGGTGCCTTTGTATATACCTTCAGCAACGTCAATGAAGTCGTGAGTGCCGCCGGAATAATTTAAAGCAGCCTCAATCCAAGTTCTGCAACGTTCTAGTTCACTATCCATGTAACCTCGTAATCGCTATTGTTGACGCCGGAGCGGCAGGCGCAAACGCAGTTGCGGCTGTTGCGTCAAGAAAACCGTTAGTGCTATCCACAGCCCACATTACCTCTAAGTAATCTCCAGCGTTAAGATCAAATATCGATGAGCGCGATACAACCAGCGTTGCTCCGTTTTGGTGTAACGCATTCTTCATTGTTGACCCGGTGACGTCTGATCCATTTACCCTTGGCCAAAACCAGAAGTTTACTGTCGAGCTAGACGTTGATGAAATCTGTGCTGAGAAGCTAATCATGTATTCGCCAGCTTCCTCAAAAACTATGCGAGATGCCGGAGTGCCGTTAGTAATGCCGGACGAAATTTCAGCGGTGTACGTTAAAGCGTACGCCGTATTAATAACCGCCGCAGTTTGATCCGCCGTAATGTCGCCAGAATACTGGCCGTCTTCAAGCACAATCTGAACCCAAGCACCATTCTTACTTACAACTGGATACTTGTTAACCCTATCCCACATAATAGTGCCATCGTCTGCCGCGCTTTCGCTGCCGGTCTGCTGGACCAGCGCAGAGCGAGTTTGGGACAGGTAAGACATAAGGCGTCGGCCCCAAGTCTGCCAATCCTTATCCTGCGGCTCTGGTGGACGGTTCTGCTGGGTCATCTACGACCACCAGCAACAGCGTCAAGTCGGTTAATGCCTATACGCCAATCAGCCAAACGCTCGCCCTCGACCCGCATGCGAACCTGACGCCCGGTAAACCTGACCGACGTTGGGTTGCTCATAGAATAAGGTCCGTATGACCGTTCCGTGCCGTTTGGATAAAAGCGTGTTTTGAATACTGCATTTACGTCGCCTTGCGATTTTTCATCCGGCAGCAATTCAGTCACGCTCATAACTTGGTCGCCGGTGCCAATGCGGAACGGTCCAGTTTCAGCAAACGGTACCAACGTGCCGTAGTCAAAGCCAATTTCATGCTCATATATCTTATAGTCTGCCGGGTCAGCCATTATGGGCTGGCGGAATGCGCCACGGTCAATGCCAGCCGTGCGGGCCAAGTTGCCAATCATCCAAGTGTTTTCTGTGTAGTTATATGTAACGTAGCGGTCATTCTCAGTTGACGCCGCACTTGGGTAGAACCAAGTTACCTCGCCAAACATTGAGTTTGACATGCCAAACGTCTTGCTTACCTGACCTTTGTTAATGTCATTAAACACATAGTCAGCCACGTCGCACGGCAGTTCTTGCACAGCGCCGCCAGTGTAGGTGTAAAACGAATTAACGCCCATCCAAAATGCGCCAGCGTCAACAACAACAGCGGCTTGCTTTGCGGCTAATCCGCATGACGTGCCAACGCGCTCAATGCCGTAGACATAAGGTGGGCCGATATAATTGGCAACGTGGGCATCGCGCGTTGTTAACAGTAAAGTCTGGCCGCGAACGGTCATGCCCTTCATTAACGCGCCGGACGTGTTTAGCTCAAGATCACCAGCTTCGTTTGTTGCGGCTGCTGCCCATAGGTTATTGTCTTCACGGTCAGACCATTGAACCTTGCGAGGATTGCCGCCTGCGCCAAGCGCAAACAAGAAGCGCTCCTCAGTTACAACAATGCCTCGGTTAGATGTTGGCGCGTTAGACAGAACTGCTGCCACTGCGGCTGTGTCTAGTTGCCACTCGTAAATCTTGCCGTCGTCTTCATTGCAGGCCAGCAGATACTCGCCCCATGATTCCAAATCCCAGCTTGTGGCTGGATCAATCTTAACAGTGTCCGGTCTGGCAATCCCGTAAGCGTAGGCACCAAAGTTGGAGCCGCCATATCCAGTAAACGAAAAGGCGTCCACGCGGCCAGCGGTTAGACCGGCGGGCGTAACGTCATAACGAACGCCTGCTGCGGTCCAAACGTAAAGTTTGTTGTATGTGCCGGACGCAATCCAGCGGGTGTCGCTGTTGTCAATCCAAGTAAGCATGCCGCGCAAGATTGAGTTGGCCGCTGTTGAGGAGCGTAAACGCCAACCGCCAATTGGGCGCATAACTCCGTCGCCCCAGCGGATTAAACTTGCATCATGCCAGCGGCCCATGCTTTGTAAGTCCGTCCCGTTGCGGTAGACGCCAGCGGGAATGTTCAGATCAATTAAAGCCATTGTCGCCTCTCGCAAATCGGGTTGCGGCCAATATAACACATTGTGCCAGATATGCAAAAGGCCAGCACATAGCTGGCCGATTGCGTTATTTCGGCTGACTTACTCAGCGTCGTCTTCCGCTGGAGCTTCGAGTGATGCTGTCAGCATATTAACAAACGCATCCTTGCCAACCATGAGCTGGTCTAAGTTAAACTGAGCAGAGCCAATCTTTTGTTGCAGCGAGTTGATGTGATTAATCATCACCTTTTGCTGATCCGTTAGCTGGTCTTCAGTGTAGTCAACATCGTTGATCGTGATTACCTTTTTTTCTTCGGCCATCATAATCTCCTTTAAGTTAAGTTAAGCTGCCCAAGGCATCCCCGCGGCAGAGGTTGGATTGGCAATCGCATCAATCTGTGCAGCAATTGCAGCTTCAGTGGCGTCTTTGTCCACTGCTTCATGTACCCAGCCCAAGACTGTTGCTTCAGTCAAGTCGGCATAGGCAATGTAGTCTGGATCAGAAGGCGCACCTGTGTGTGATGTAGTGCCATAGGATGATCCTGTGTTGCCATCATCGTCAGCACCAGAGCAGCGCCAGTGAGCAATTGTCACTGTGTCATCCGCTGTTGTGCGTTCCATGTTGGCGATAGTCCAAATGTAAGTTACGGCCATGATTTTATGCTCCTTCTAGGGCTGTTAGTCTTGTTTCGATTGCTGCAAAGCGTTGCTCGTTGTAAGCTGCTAAAAATGATAGCAACTCAGGGTATCTAATGCCCATTCTGGTTTGCTCATCACCATCATCATTTGTCCAAGTTGTGCTTATAAACATTGAGTAATCACCAGCATCCAGACTTTCGGCTGCAAAGGCTGCTTGCACATCTTGAGCTATAATGCCTGAGTGTGTTCTTGCATCGTCACCCTTGGCTGCAACCTTATCTTTCCATCTGAATGTCTTGAACAACGCAGATATACGCTTTGCCACAAGCATTTCGGCTGATGTTAATGAAGATATGTCTTGCTTTTCGTTGCGGTCAGAGGTTTGAATTGTGCCGTTGGTGGCGTAGATGTCATCGAAGCGGGATGAGGTTCCGCCTAGGTCAATGGCTCCATCTGAAACTGACCCGTTTTTGTATGGTACAACTTGCGCATCACCAAAAGTAAGTCCAGCGTGGGATGAGTTGCCAGAAATAAACAGGTTGTCAGATGCCTGAACCCCAATACTCCCCACCGTGGTGCCGTCTTTTTGGAACACTGCAATGTCGCCATCAGAAGTCTTACGATTAAGCTGTAATGGATGCGCACTACTCATAGTATGATAGGCTCGCCCAGTAGCTAGTAATCCATGCCCATTTGATGTGCTATCTGCCGTAGACTGCCCCACAAGCACGTTGCCTGACGCGTCGATGCGCATACGTTCTGTGCCGTTAATACCAAACTTTATTGGATGGTTTGACCCGTAAATATAGTTTTCCCCGCCTCCAGTGTTTACACCAATGGAAATCTGCTGACTATCAGCTCCTGCTCTGATTAAATCTCCAGCACCGACAACATGCAGAGGCGTACTAGGCGAACTCGTCCCAATGCCCACGTTGCCTGACGAGTCGATGCGCATACGTTCTGTGCTAGATGTTCCAAAGGCTAGTGTGCCAGTTGAGGGGGTAAGCAAAGTAACCCCCGATGTTAAGTTTATGTTCAAGTCAGCGTCAGTGCCGTTA